GTGTTGGGTCGGCGTCTACCTATTTGGGGTTCTGAAGGGCGACTCGCATGGTGATCCTGAAGGAACCGGCGATAGTATCCTTGTCGCCGTTACCCTTGTACAGGATTCTGCACTGATCTTCTGAGGAGTCATGCCACTCCAGTCCATTGATCACCCTCGCGTTAAAGGCTTTCGCCCCACCTTTTGTGATGGGAAACTTGTTGATGGTGGACGCGAGAGCGGTAAGTTTGCAATGGGGGTCTAGTTCATAAGAGATAGAGCCCGCAGAAGTGGAAGAGGCTTCACTCAGAAATTGTATGAGGATGCTAGTGATCTTATACTCATGGTATGCCTTGAGTATTCCATCCTTGAATGCTGGGCAGTCTGATAAAGACGGCCCAAACGTGAAACTTCCGCTAGCACTTCCCTTGAGGTTGTCCTTGCTAAACACGAATGTCTCGCTGGACCCACTTCCTCGGGGAACTATGCCTCCTCTTCTATTTCGTGAGCGTCGCAATCGTCGCCGGCGGTTCCGGGCAGGCCGGGGCCCCGCGACAACGATAACCGGCTGAGCTTGCTGCGCTCGCCGATTTCTTCTGCGTCTCTGTGATCTACTTAGACCCGCGACATTGCGTCGCCTAACCACGACCGTATTCATTGACAATTGCGCGTACGTGGTCGGAGATTCTGAGGTAGACGAAATAAATGCCCGCTATCGACAATGGGATTGCCGCAATAAATCCGGCAGCAAATCCACTAAGAAATTTGTAATCCGTGGTGTCGGGCTTTCGGTAATCAGACTATAGCTTCCAACGCTCGCAACTGACGTATGCTTGGCTAGCTTGCAAAAGCTCCTCTATGATTCTTTTGTGGTGGCACTCGGAACCAACCACAGACGGAGCTTGGCAACCAACTCAGGATCGCTCCTGAGTTCATGCAGTACAGAGAAGACTGCGGTGAGGTAGTTAGAGATCACCTCGAGGTTACCACATTCCACATCATAGCCATGGATCAATTTGTAGAGCATTTTATTGGCGTTGATGGGAATGGCGAGGGTCGGAGTTCTGAAGATATGAGAACAAAATTCGAGTTCTCGACTCACCTCGACTTTAAAACCTAGACCTTTATACTCCTCTAGGTTGGAGTTGGGGGATTCTAATGCATCGTCCCCCATGGCCATTGCCCAGGTGGCGCCACAATGATAGGCAGCCATGACCCGGACTCGAGAATTGGAGGAGCTAGTGTTGTAGCTCCCACTCTTTTGAATTCCAGGGCGTTCTTGAGCGAGCAGTGTGCCATCGGATAGGCATAGCACAGAATTGCATATGCACTTCAACCAAGCAGCTCGCAAGCGCTTGGTGAGCTCGGTATTGTCGATAGTGAGGCGATTTCTCACCTCCATGTCGTCCTCGAGCATCCAATCTGCGACTGACCAGTCAAAACCGGAACAGTCGGTGGGAATGAGGAAGTCCTCATAATTGGCACAAAGAGTGCTCACATCAGGTGCCCCGCACACTTCCTTCAGACACAGCAGAAAATCTTCGACTTGCTGGTCTGTGGATAGGCCAAAACCGGGTTTGGATGGCACAGACCGCCACAGGGCGATCTCGCGCTTATTCTGGTTTTGAAACAAGACCCGGGCTACCAATTGATCCACTAGTGAAACAGACATGATGAGGCGGTAGCGACCCTCATCGAGTTTTGATTGCTTGTGCGGTTCCCCTTTCACGAAAAGTCGGATAGGGTCGCACAGTCCCTTCTGGATGAGCTCTTCCGGAGTCATCGTCTCGAAGCTGGCCTCCGACATCTTCTGTAATCGGTCGAAAGTCAGCTGAGCCAAGACTGGAAGGAGCCTGGGGTCCTCAACCCAACCGCGATGGGTGGGGAGGCCGTATGCTATGTATGGGATGCCCACACCAGCATCAAACTCGAGGGACCGGACGGCTTCTCTGATATCGCTCTGAAAACCGTCCCAGCAAAGTTTGGATTTTCGGGAGCAGAGGGGCGCGTTAGTTGTACACGTTGAATACGCCGCCACTGCTTGCTTGATCACGCGCTCCCTAGCATCTGCACCAGGTATAACTGCTGACTCGGCGCGATCGAGCCACCTGGTAGCCTGTAGATTCAGGCTTTTCAATTCGGCTTCTGCCCCACAGCGGGGCCAGCCGAACCCTGAGGTTTTCGCTGCCAACTCTGGAACTTCGGCGCATAACCTCTTCCCCCATTTGGTCTCAGATTTGGTACGGGGGTGATAGTACTGCCGGGTCTTGCCACAGACCCGGAAGCCAGGGGCTGCGCTAGCTCGGTCTCCACTGGCGGGCGCGTGCCACTTGTAGATGGAGCGGAAATAGGCGGAAAAGTTTCTTGCTTGTTCCTCCCGCCACGCCGCCCGTATCGTCTTCTGTTCTGCCCTGGCCTCTTCAAAGCCCTCGTCGCAACCTGGTCTATTATTTTCTTCTCTATAGACTCCAGGTTGATCCGAGCGACCAGAGCCTTGATGATCTCGGAGACCATGTCCGGCGTCGCTTCGGTATCTGCGGCGAGGGTGTCGGAGTTTGCGGTTGTTTTGGCGGGCGCCGCCGCTTGCTCGTTTAAAGACGAGTCAACCTTTGGTTTAGCAGGTTGGTCTGCTCCCTTTGTTTCAGCAGGTCGTTCTGCTTCCTTCTTCTCATCCACCATGTCGGCCCAATTCATTCCGGTTTTAGATTTGAAGTGGATCAAGCGCCGAGTCTCCTCGGCGAGTTTGACCGCTTCAGCTTCAATCTCCGCAATTAACTCGGGTGAGAAGACACGGCCTTGGGGTTTACTGGACTCAAAGACATATTCAGGTGAGGTTACCCCGGGAATCGCCGGGATCACTGCCATCACATTAAAATTGCAATTTTCCTCCAATGGGTATCCCTTAAGGACACCAAGGAGGGTCTTTGCAGACCAAAATCCAGTTCCTGAATAGCCCTCCTCCGTGTTGCAAAGCACGGTAGCGAAGCGCCGGTACGACCCGTCGACTTGCGCATTGGAGGCCATCCATTCGCCGCCTTCCAAATGGTAGAAAGTGGCGTTCCCGCGACCGATCCTGTCAGCTGTGGTGAAATTGGCACCTTTGACCGCCAAAAGCCCCTCCCAGTTGGGGGGTCCAATGAGGATGGCAAGGTCACCTTCGGTGGTGGAGAAGAGAGGCTTGAAGGAGGCCAATGGAAGTCTGTTTCCAGTGACTCTTGAATGGGCAAAGGCCCCCTCCAAGCAGTGCTCGGCCGTTACTAGAGCGTTTTCTCCGCTGTACAAGCGGATGCAGTTGGCATAGCCCAGATGGCTGCCATTTTCATATTGGAGCTCTATAACGGCAGATCGGGGCGGTTTTAGAGGTACCGCAAAACTCACAAAACCCTCCGTGGCCCGCTCATTTTTGTAGTTCTTTCTGCAGAAGACTCCCTTCCAGAACCATTTCACTGGGTAAGTGAATAGGAATGTCGGAAAAATCTCTAAAAAGAACCGCGAAATTTTCCAAATTGCAGCGGTTAAGCAGTAAAGCAAGGCCAGACAGACACTGGGCCCGGTAAAGTTCCGGATAAAGCCGTATAAGAGGCTCCCCAGCAGCTTGAAGAAGCCGAACCAGATCGTGACTGCGAGCCAGAGTAAACCGGCTGCGAATGCCTTCGTAAGACCGAGACCTCGCGTGCAGAATTGCGACCACAGAACGGATAGCGTTGACAGGACCTCGCTCGAACAATGAGCGAAATCTGTCTGCATCTTCTCCAAGAGAGCTAGAGTCAAGTCGCTGTAGCTCTCGTCTGTAAGTTTCTGCACTGGACAAATCCAAGGTGCAGATTTGGAGGGCCCTTCCTCCGCGCCGTAGGGTGGGATAGTAACCCGCGTAGAGGCCCCATAAGAGGCATTCTCGGTAATACCGAGCGGGTATAAAAAGATCGGGGCCGTGAGTTCGGCCGACCCCCCTAGAAAGCAGAGGAAGGTAAAAGAACACAGCATGTAAAACATGCAGCTTGACATCTTCTGCGAAATAGTAATAGTCAAAAGTCGCGTTAAGGAAGATGTGAAGGTTTGTAAGTATGACAGGGAGGGTGACTTTGGTGATCTTGTGTTCACCGTTAAAACTCACTTGTCCACTTGGAGAGATCACAAACATGTACTATAAACGAGTGTAATGTCCGTGAAAAGGGCGCGAAACGCTGCCTGGCTCCAGGGTC